GTCCGCCTTACATAGGCGGGCCCATCAACTACTTCTAGCAGTTCGTGACAGTTCCTGGCATCCGCCGGGGCTGTAACGAAATCGGCTAAAGTCGTGCGGGTTATATATCCGCACCGCGATAGTCGAAGAAGTGAGTTGACTCCGTCGTCGACCCGTTGACGTACCGTCTTCAGTCTGAAGCCGATACCGTCTACAAACCATTTTTGAAGACCTTTGTCCCACCAATACTTGGTGAGTGATGAGGGTCCTCGTGAAAAGGTAGGTAGGCCGATTGGAGGTGCACCGACAGGAACAGTGGGGAATTGACGCCCCATTGAAGCCTGTAATTCCATGTACTGTGAAGTGTTCCAAAGCCCTTTTATGTGGGCATTGTAAGCACCTTGCAGCCATGAAACGTGGCTCGCACCATCGACGCTATCGAGGGTTTTTCGGATGCGAAAAGGGGTTACATCATACCCCTTATAAGCATAAAGGCCACAACTCTCGCGGAACTTACCGTGGGAGAAGGACTTACCCGAATTAACCTTCAACCCGCACAGAGTTAGTAATTCTGTGAGGGGCACTACCCAGGTGACGGGACAAACAATATCGTCCCCAAACACCCGGACCTGCTCAGCTATTCGATCGATTGTTTGATCGGGATGTAGGTGTCTACCTACAGCGATGGTTAAACAAGCGAAAACAATAGACTGAACTGGGAACGTTAGTGCAGAACCCATAGAGGCATACTTCCTAAGTTTAACCGACTCAGGAAGGTGCTGATATCTATCCTGCCGAAGGAACCGAGTACGGCACGCTTGGAAGGCGTCTAAGAGGGATATATTCCTCGAAAACACCCTTTCTACGAGCCAAGTACTCATACGGTCCGAAGCGGACGATAAATCTATGGTGCACGCGTCACCAGAAACAGAGGCAGATCGACAGGCGTCCTGACTAGGTCGTTGATCGAAGAAATCGATCGACTTCCCAAGTACAGTTCGCTTTACCCGTTCTCTGAGAATATCAGATACACCTTGTTGTATCCATTGATGACAGGTAGGTTCCTCGGCGATGAGCCGAGGGGCCTTCTGAGTCTTTGGTACGTGGGTGAGGTAACTATATACTTCCTCATCCTTAAGGTACGGGGCGTCTTCGTCCAAGAGAACACTTTGCGGATTGAGAACCGCGTGATGATCTTTAGGAAAGAGACGGTCGAGCTTTTCTGGCCAAGTAGGAAAGTTGTATTTATCATCTTTCCGTCCCAAGTCAGAAACTGCTCCAGGTCCATGTCTACCAACAACATCTTCCGGATGGAAGATACCGAGCGGTATTATAAGCTCGTTAATTGTGTGTTGGTAGTCCTCCAAGAGGACGGTATGACGCCGATCGATTGGACCGATGGATTCGTTATACTGCAAGTCTGACAAACTTGTTCGTGTAACTTCGGGCCAATCCTCGCCATCAGAAGGGAGACGAGGGTATCATATCGTTTTCGATCTCGAAGTACTCTTCGTATGCGTCCTGGATTACTCTAGGACGACATTCGACCTCTACCTTTTTCCACAGATTGGTTACTGTGAGAAGCAGGAAGAGGGCAGTAGGATCGGGATCGTCAAGAAGGAGACCACGTTCGTCAAAAAGACGTGACCATAGCCCCCAAAGGAATCGGGGCCTACAGTCATGATGAGAACGACGGCGCCCAGAGGGCACCGTTGCATCATCAATTAGACGTCCTGCTGTGAGACTGGCGAGAAGCCAGTCCCCCAGCACAGGCAGGTCTAGGGTCACAAACCCTATACCGCGAGAACGAACGTTTTGGTGGACACGCTTGCTATCGCGTATCCAATTCAAGTGGTCTTGTGGGTAGTTCATGTCGCAGTCCAGAAGGACCGCGGCAAGAGCGTCTGCAAATCTGTCTAGGTCTTCCCTTTTAGTCATGAAGGATTTCTCCTGATTGACGGAAGGGCAACCACCGCCTTTCTGAGAACTACTTCAGAAAGGTACTCTCAGCTCCAACCGTATACCCGGGGGTCTCTCCATTCCAGGAGAGTTCACCGAGACGAAAGGAGAACGCGCTGCAACCCGCTATAAGTGCGGCGACAGCCACCGAGAGGCACACGAGGGCTAGGGTACTAGTTAACCCAGCCAACGAGGTC